CTGAGCCAAAATCTGGCGGGACGAGCCGTCCGAGCGGTAGACATTCACAGCGAGGTACTCCCCGTATGGCCCAAAAATTATCCCGTCATGCATTCCCTCGGGTACCTTTTGGTCAAGAGGGTCGCCGACGCGATGGGCTTCCATCAGCTGAATCTTGGCCTCGCCAGCGCCGTTGCGGACCTTGGCGGCGAAAGAGTCACCGTCACGGATCATGCCGCGCAGGAGGATGGACTGAGCCTGGTAAAACGAGAAGCGGTTCGTGATGTCGATGCGCTTGGCCTTCTCCGCGAAGTAAGCCTCGTAGCGTTCCTGCATCTCCGGGGTGCTCGCGTGGGACTGGGGCTTGATGCCGTCGCCCACGGTGTAGAGGCACATATCCGCGAGAATCTGCTTGAACAGGCCGGAATTGCGTTCCGCCCAGCGGCACTTGCGGACCATCGTCAGGCGGTCGTAGGGCGTCAGGTCGCGGCGAAGGTCACGCGGTTCCGCACCGTAGGCCGAACGGCGGGCACGCGTCACGCCGATGCTCTGCCAATCGCCGTAGGAAGCCTGCGGCGCAGGGGCGGCAGGCGTGGCCTTGGGCGTCTTGGGACGCAGGCTGACGGTCTTAATCTTCTTGCGGATGGCCATAGAAAGTTAGTCCTGACGGTTCTGCCAGTCCGTGGAAATCATCGAGATACGACGACCGTAGGTGGCAGGGTCCAGACGAGACAGGGCGAACATCGCTTCCGACATCATCTCCTTGGGCGGCATCGCGAACTGCTTGGAGGCGGACGAGCCGGAGTCCGAGTAGGACATCAGCGTCTTGCCCTCGGTGATCATCGCCAAAGCCTTGGCCTTGATGTCTAGAAGTTCACACTCGGTGAGGCCGATGAAGATGCCGGAAGCCATTTAGATATGCCCCGAATGGAAGGAAGAGAGGGGGTACGACGCCCAGCCCACGCCATGAGTCTCTTCCACCCACAACACTAAACGCCGTACCCTTGCAGATAGGTTGCCCGGGCTCACTCTGGCGTCAAGTTGGTTTCGGACACTTCTCGGCCGGCGATGCCCCAGCGGACGGCGGCGAGGAGGGCGAGGATTTCGCAGTCGAGGGAGTGATTATCGCGCTTGCCCTGGGGAAGTATCCATTGGGGCTTACCTGTCCGGCGGTCCTTGATGCGGACTTCGGCGTTCAGCTGCTCGGAGTAGTCGGTCCCCGCGTCGAGGGAGTAGGTCCAGCATTTCCTAGCCCGGAGCCCGTGGAGCAAATCCTTGCCTGCCGTGGCACTATGCACAATCAGGGTCGCCCGCTGCGGGATGCCAGGGACGACGATGGACTGCTTCTCGGAATAGAAGCGGCGGGTCGTCTGGCCGTCCTTGGACGTGACCGCGAAGTCGTCAGAGCCTGAGCCCTTGGCCGTCTTCCAGTTGCGCTTGGCCGTCTCGCGGTAGACCTCCTGCGTATTGTCGCCGGAGTCGACGAGCACCAGAGCCTGATGGACGCCGTGCTGCTTGGCGAAGGCTTCGACGTTACCCCATGAGTCGATGCGGGCGAAGGCCATGAGGCGACTATGCCCGGTCTTCGACCACCGGCGGACGACGACCCAGAAGTGGCCGCGCTGGACGTCGACGCCCATCGTGCGGAAAGGGATGCTCCCGGTCGGTGCGCCCTCGCGGTCGACCACCTTGGCCTTCGGGGTGATCACAGCCTCCGCGTCCCAGTCGTCTCCCATCTTGTAGTTGGCGGCCTCGGCGAGAGATACCATCTCGCCGCCCTCTTCGCTCCAGGGCAGAGCCAGTCGCTTCTGCTTGAAGATGCGCCGCGGTTCCTCGTCGCCGTATTCGTCCGCCGATGCCTTGGCCTTGAGCATCAGGACGCCGAGCTCGCCCCAGCTCATGGACGCCAGCGAGTTCCAATGCAGGCCGATGTGCCCGGAGTTCGATGACGTGGCTGTAGCCACAAAGGCACCACGCGCATTAGCCTCGAGGCGGGAAGCGTTCGTGTCGGGCAGGTGCGTCCGACATCCCGCGCACTCGTAGGTCGTGCCGACGCTGACCTTGTGCAAGTCCCATGTGCCGCTGGCCTTCGCGTCCTCGGGGAACCTGATCTGTTCCCACAGCCAGGGCTGAAGGTGGTCGCACTTCGGGCAACGCATATTCCAGTCACGTTGGTCGGTGCCTTCGTGCAGCTGGTGGAACTCCTGCCCAGCCGACCCGCCTTGAGACATGAACACCCGCTTGCCCATCCAGCCAAACGCCGTCACGCGCGCGCTCGCTTCGGCCAAGTGTCCGGGCGGCGCCATCCAGCACTCGTCGGCGATGACGTAGCGCAAGGACAGGCGCTGAAGGTTCGCCTCGTTCCAGATGCCGCGACAGTAGAGCGTCATGCGGTCGAAGTCCGCAGTCGTAGACCTGTCGAGGTCTTCGAGGGAAAGACGAGCCTTGACGGGCGGACAGTTGTTCCAGACCGGGCGGAGGTAACGCAGGGCGAAGTCCTTGGCCTCGGGGTCGGTGGCCTGCAAGAGCATCGTCGGTCCTGGAGCGTTGGCGATGATGTGACAAGTCAGCAGGCGGGCGAACAGCGACTTGCCGGACTGGATGCTGGCGAGGACAGTAAGCAGACGCGTCTCAGGGTCGGCGGCGATGCGCAGCGCTTCCGCGATCCACGGCGTGCGGTCGGAGCGAAACGGACCGGGCATCGGCGAGTCAGGGATGGCGTGGACGTTGTCCTCGAGCCACTCGACCACGTCACCCGAGTCGGAAGGACGCAGGACTTCCCGACCGATGCGGAGGAGGTCAGCCTTGTTCATGTGTCGAGGCCGTGCTCCTTCAGCAGTTTCCAGAGTCGGTCAGAGAAGGTCGACCACTTGGGCCGCTTGTCCTTGAACGGACGCGAAGGCTTCGGCATCGGCTTACGCTTGGGCTTACGCTTCTTCATCTTGGGACAGTTCGGACTTCACCCGACGCACCCAAGCCTCGAGCACCTTGACCGCCTTGGCGGGGTTCTCAGGGTTGCAGGACTCCGCCACGTCGAGGGCGAGTTTGTCAAGTCGGTTGACCATCGTCGCCGACAGTTCGCGCATGGCTTCGCCGGCTTCGCAGGAAGAGATGTAGTCCTTAGCCAGGATGAGTCGACGCTCCTGCTCTTCTTCGAGGCTTATCAAGGAGCGCAGGCTGGAGTTATAGGCCGACTGGTATTTGCCCTGGTTTGGGTCGCCAGCATCCATCGCTCCCAGCCAGACGCCACGGGCACGGGTGACAAGCGATCGGTGTTCGAGGATGGTGTCGGCTAGGCTTCCGTCGTCGAGCTGCGCGGGGGCAATCGGCGCCTTGCGTATCCGGGCATCGTCCTGCGCCTGCCTCCAAGCGGTGGCCGCTTCGACCGAGTCAATGGGCATCCCCTTCTTGACCAGGATGGACACCCGTTGACGCGTAAGGCCAAGGGCCTCGGCAATGTCAGTTTGGCTGGGCATCGTTTTGGACGGTGTTCACCCACCAGATAAGTTGAGACATCTTGATGACCGGGATGCCGTAGGACAGGCATTCGCTGACGTAAAATGAACTCGGGTCTATGTCGTCGGGCAAAAGGATGCAGACGTATCGCTTGTTAAGATGCTTTCGGTAGACCAAGCATTGAGCCATGGCCGTAAGCATGGACTGAGACTTGCAGTCTTTCTTGGTTTCAATCGCCCAGTTTGTGCCGACGAAATCCGCCCGCATCTGACAGCCTTCAATTTGAGTCTCACGCTCGAAGCTGATAAGGGCGTTCTCAAGTTGATCGGCGATGTCATACTGCATCCTCATCTCAGTCTTATACTGCCTAGACTCCTGATAGATGCTTTTGTAGGCGGTCGTCTCCCTGCTTTCCATTCGCTTGATTAACACCTGGTCACGCTTGCACTTGTCATAAACACCGGCCTTGCCGATGGCTTTTCTGATGACCTCGCGTGAGAGCGTGAAGTCGAAGACCTTACGCGTGTCATGGATCGTGCCGCACCGAAGATATGCTTCGACGATCGCCGCGTCTCGCTTGGCTTTTTCTTGCCGCGCAAGTTCGGAGAGCTGCCGGGTTTTCAAATCACAGGGCTTCATTGTCAACAGGTTGGTTTCATCATTCGACCTTGTAAGAAACAGCCATGTCCT